AAGGGAATCAAGGTCGGAAAGACTCATCCCAAGGTCAGACAGAAGACTGTCTAAATCTACTGTATTTTCAACATCAAAAGACATATCAAATATATCCATTATATTGAAAATGGCTTCACTCTGCAATGACACAGCGTTCGACTGCGCTGTGTAATTGTTCTGAACCGTCACCGTCACCTTAAACTGCGAAACGTCAAATACTTTTCTACATAGGGGACACGTATTCTTACCTTTACCTTTCCACTCCTCTAGACAGTGGGAATGAAACATATGTCCACATCTGATCGGAGAATTGGTCCTCGTTGATCTGACTTCATTGAGACATATGGCACATTGTGACATTCTAGAGTATGGGTTTAAAGTTTTTTTCGTGATTTAGCTCAGTTAGTAAATCTTGGACATATCGGTGTATCGATCGCATGGGTCACAGGTAGTTCGTGATTGTTCTTGAACTTTGTTAAGAAGTTCTGGACCCTGCTTTTGAAGAAGTTGACGGTAGCTGTAGTTATCTTCAAATGTAATACCATTTTGTTTCATCAAATAGTTGTTTGTAAGTTGGGCTGAGGAATTGATGGTGAAGCATCGACCATCGGCCATACCAAGTCGTTGAGACATCTTATATTAATGTAATATTAGAAATTAATTTTTAAAACGAGAAACCCGAAACGACTTCATCGTTACGAATTCTATAATTTTCCGTTCCAGAACTCATGTATTTATCTTTTAGATATTTCTCAACTTTTAAGATTTCTTCGGATGTGAGTTTTCTGTCGTAAATGATAACTTCTTTCAAAGCCCAATCGGTAGTTTCTGTAGCAACAAACTGTCCAGAATTTATAGTAATTTGTGACGGGCCTTGGTTATTACTTGGAATGGTGACTCTATCAACACCATTAGTTCTGTAAATACCCACACTATCTGTTCCCTGAACCCATGCGTCGGCGTTATGGAGTCCAGATTCATAAGGAGTCATCCACGTACCATGGTGTCCGACACCCACTCGACCAGCCCACCAGGTAGAAAGCCAGTTTCGATCAGTGCCATCAAAGATGCGTCCCTTTGACTGCCCATTGTATCGTCCGATATAGAAAAGTGTGTAATTTGAGTTTGAATCAAGTACAGCAGCTGGAAATTTTAAACCGTCCCCACTTCCACCCTTTACATAACTGGTTCCCTCCTTGCTAATACTTCCACGATCAACAATTCCATCGTTACTCATACCGGATATGTCCTTCCATTTGGAAGATTCGGCGGAAGCGACTGTGTATCTACCAGAAAGTCCTGGAATATCTTTGGGGAATGGATCCACTGGAGGAGCTGGTCCTGTGGGTCCTGTGGGTTGTGTTGTACTGGTGGTTTCCCCGCCACCCATCATTAGCGCAGCGGCGACTGAAGAAGAACACATGACCAAGACGACACCACCTATGATCGCGACTCGAGACATCTTATATTAAAATACATCTAGAAATTAATTGACCTGTTGACAATCGTTTGAAGCCAGGAATTGAATCCCTTACTTCTGAGATGTTGGATCATTGGTTCACACTTGTGTCCCAAGAATACATCAAAGACATCTTTCTCTACGGTGGGTGACACGCGAATCTGGGGATCATCGTTGATATGTTGATTGATGATATTGTAAGCAAAAGCAATCTCTTTGAGAGTTTCTGCACCTGTGATGATAATTTTGCCAGTTGAAAAGATACTTGTCGTAATTTCTTTCATATCTTGAGCGGGTTTGAACTTGATTTTGACGGCGCTGTATCTGTCTGGTTCAAAAGAAACTTTGAAAATGTCAGAGTGATTCTCAAAGTGTTGGGCCACTCGCATGAGATTGATGTTGTAGTTGAGACTGAAGTTTGAGTTAATCATGACAACTCTGAAAGAATCAACTGGAACCTGCATCTCCATTCCCAAAAAAGTCTTGAAAATGTAGGTCAATTGGGTAATGATACGCTTGCAGTCAAAGAGATCGCAGCATCCAGCCACTTGAATAGAACCATTTGGGAACACCTTGACAGACTTGGTACTGTAACTGTCGTGATATGTGAGAGTCACTTGGTTATAGAAGGTTGTGGGCTTCAATTTCCACTCAAAACCACAATCTCCCTTAGTACCTGATCGTCTCAACTTGAATGTTTCCAAATTCTCAAAGATGTGGCGAAGTTTTTTAATATCAATGTCTTGGATAAAGCTTGAGACCATAGTGATTGTTGTAATCTTTATCCAAGAAGGTCTCGTTTCATCGGGAAGTTCTTTCCTAAACTCATCAAGAGTGAGAAGATAGGAAAAACTGTTGTTGGCTATTGCCGAATACATATATGTAGCAGGTTCCTCGTTTTTGTTTGATTTTGACTGGGTTGAAGTTGACTTAGGTTTACATTGCCAAATATTCCCAAGTTGGCGTTGTAGCGCTGAAATCTATTGTCATCTCTTTCTGACCCTTATTAACAGCATTCGTTGTTTTCAAAACGGTGTTATTAGCATCCAATAGCTTAACTTTCATATTTTCAGTGCGTTGCTGGCAACAGTTTAGTCTGTTTGTAATCACAATTTTTTTAACGGTTGTAGCGGTACCTAAATCAATCTGCATAAAACTAGCACCATTTCCAGTTGTGTGGGCAAAGTTGGTTGGGGTTTTATTTCCATCAACCAATCTCGCAAATGGTCCAGCGCCGTGTGCGGCACCGGGTCCACCGGTGACAGTTTTACCCTCTGCAATATTTGTACCGTTTTCATCGTATACTTCAACTTCGGACAAGTTTATAATATTACCCGGATAGTCAGCCGAAGGTCGTTCTAGGCGTACATATCTAACATTAGTCACACCTTCTGGGGGTGGAGGAGGGGGGGCTGGTCCTGTAGGACCCGTCGTCGTACTGGTGGTTTCCTCACCACCCATCATCATAAATGCGGTGGCTGAGGAAGAACACATCACACATAAACCAAGTATACCTATGATGGCAACTTGTGACATTTTCTTATACTTTACTTAGAGATTTAATTTGTTTTTATTGAAAATGACATCATTCATTAAGACGGCTAAAGCTGTCTACGATGTTGAGTCTGAACTTGATTATGTTGAAATTGTTCACGAACGGTTTGTGAGAGGAAAGGGATATATGACCTATGTTGATTACATAAATACAAAACCCCTCGCCGATTGGGTTGTTCTTACATCTAAAACACAATCAATTCCATATGAAAAGTTCCTGGACACCATGTGCGAAAAGACCCTCGAAGTTCGCCAAAAGATGGCAGAACTTGCCGTCGAGAACATTATCGCGGATAGACAAAACATTCATACATATATTCGGGTAGCGCACGCGAGCAAAATTCTAGATCCCACATTCCAGCCACCTTGGATTAACATTAAGAGTGCTTGGCAAAGGGAGTTTATTAAAAAGTTTTGTGAAGATACCCTATTGGATCTTGTTCAAAGAACGCAAGATGAATCTCGTCTCGAGTACTTCTTTAGCGTCGTATATAGTATACAATTAGGAGAATAGCCAAAAGGAGAATCGACGCACCAATAATAGAAAACTTTGGGTTATTTGAAACACCTACAACAACCTTTTGAATAAAAGTTCTATCATTCTTTGTAAACCCAGTGTCAATGTTTCGGCGGGGGTGAAGTGGTCTAGATAAAGAACATTCACTTGTAGATTCCTTGCAAAGACCATAGTCGCAATAGACACTACGTTCCTGTTCTGGAATCCCAGGTTCATTTCTCATTTCAGAAAAATCCTCAAAGTCCCCAGTCTGTCTCACACCCCCTGGAAGGGAGAAATCGTGTGTGACAAATGGATTCACATCATTGATAGCATCTTCATCATTGAGCATGTACTTACTCATAGTTAATGTTACTTCAGATTATATTTTTTCGTCTTCATTTTAGAACGATGTTCTTCCCACATCTTATCCAAATCAACATCTAACATGTGAGCGAGTTGAAAGAGATAACTGAAGACATCACCCATCTCCATCATGACATCTGTACCCCTCTCCTTCTTGAGTCCCGTCTTCTTGTAAGTCCTCTTATATTGACGAATCGCAGACGCCAATTCCCCAACTTCCTCCGTCAGTAGAAGCCACACTGTATCTACCGCGGCACGATCCCATCCCTTTGATTTACATACTTTTTCTGTTTCTGATTTATAATAATTCAGACTCATCTTATCTTGTTAACAACTCAAAACTTTAATTGATACCAATCTTGTTATTGTATCCAATCTTTTTACCAACAGTACTGGTATTGATTGGTTGATCAAGAGGTGTAGAGATGGTGTCAATGTCTTTAACATATGCCATGTATTGTGAGACACCGGTCTGTATTTGAGAGAGTGCAGTATCAATGACGCGTCCGTTCATCATTCGCACTTGTTCGTTTACACGAGAATAGTGATCACCAGAGTTGTTAATGAAGACAACACGCATGATACTGTACAAGTCATCTGGGTTTTGACGGTCAATGGCAATGCCCGTTTTATTCTTGAACGCCTGACGGATTCCACGCTGGAGGATATTTTGGTTGAACTCGGAAAAAAATAGGGTGTTGAGTGGAGTCTCACACTGCTTGAGAGAGTCGAGGTGGAGGTTGTCACACATTTAATATACCCTCGGAAAAAAAACTTTGTAAATACTAAATGTTGAACATCGCTGACTTCGATGAGGCATACAACGGAAAACCCACAAATGTTGAACAAATCCCATGCCAACCCCCAGCCTGCTTCGTTGGGTCATACGCCCCAGTGAGTAAACCAGGTGAAGAAGGTCGCTTTTTCAATAACACCTATCTTCTCCAGAAGGATCGTAAGTTTGAAACCTTTGGTACTGTCAAGGTTACAAGTGGTGATCTTGAAAAGTGCCGCAAGTAAGTTAAAAATAAAACAAGTAATAAAACTAAATGAGGGTTGTTAAGCGCTCAGGTCGTATTGAGGATATGAAATTTGATAACATCACCAATAGGATCAAGAATCTAACGTATGGACTCTCAGAAAAATGCGACTCTTCTAAAGTTGCCCAACAAGTCGCCTCTTCCCTCTATGATGGTATCACCGCTCAGGAGATTGATACTCTCTCTGCCGAAATATGCGTTGGGATGATTACATCAGACCCCGATTATGAAACTCTCGCAACTCGTATAACTGCCAGTAACATCCAGAAGGTGTGTCCCAATAACTTCCACATCGCTATGAAGAAGTTGGCAAAAGCGGGTATTGTGACTGAAGAAGTCGCACGCATCGCGGGTCGCGTGAGGGATGACATTGACACGAAGAGAGACTACGACTTTGGTTATTTTGGTCTCAAGACCCTCGAGAAAAGCTACCTCCAAAGACTGGATGGTGTCTTGATGGAAACCCCACAGTACATGTTCATGCGGGTCGCGATCGGTATCCATGGGGAAGATATTGATTCTGTTTTGGAGACATACGACAAGATGTCCCGTGGTATGTTCATCCACGCAACACCAACCCTCTTCAACGCTGGTACACCAAGACCCCAAATGTCCAGTTGTTTCCTTATTGCAAACAAGGAGGATTCAATCAATGGCATTTACGGCACTCTCACTGAATGTGCCCAAATCTCAAAGTGGGCTGGTGGTATCGGGATGCACATCCATGATGTCAGAGCCAACAAGTCTCGTATTAGAGGTACAAATGGTCAATCAGATGGTATTATTCCAATGCTTCGCGTATTTAACGCCACAGCGCGCTATGTAAACCAAGCTGGGCGTCGCAAGGGATCTATCGCAGTCTATCTTGAGCCATGGCACGCGGATATCATGGAGTTCCTTGAGTTGCGTCTCAACCAAGGTGACGAGGAGGCGCGGTGCCGCGATCTCTTCTCCGCTCTCTGGATTCCAGATCTCTTCATGAAGAGAGTTGAGGAGAGTGGCAATTGGTCTCTCTTTTGTCCAGACAAGGCACCCGGTCTCTCTGATGCCGTGGGTGAAGAGTTTGAAGCCCTCTACACAAAGTATGAGGAAGAAGGTCGGGCGACTGCGACGGTGCCAGCTGCCGATGTGTGGAAAGCTATTCTCAAGTCTCAAACCGAGACTGGTACACCATACATGCTTTACAAAGACGCCTGTAACCAAAAGAGTAATCAAAAGAATTTGGGTACGATCAAGAGTTCCAACCTCTGCACAGAAATCTTGGAATTTACAGACAAAGATGAGACGGCTGTATGTAATTTGGCGTCAATCGCTCTCCCCAAGTATGTGGATCCAGAGACAAAGACATTTGATTATGAAAAACTCCACGAAGTTACGAAAACTGTCACCAAAAACCTAAACAGAGTTATTGATAGAAATTTTTACCCCGTTG